CTACGGCACGCACACCCAGACGTTGTTCAGTCCGTTGACCCATGCACCGGTCTTCGCGCCGGCGCCGGTGCACGCCACCGGCGGATTGGCGGGCGGATCGCAGTCGACGCAGTAGCGCCGGACGCCGTTGGTGACGGTGGACGGCAGGTCGGCGAACTTCACGCCCACGTCCTGTCCGCCGACGCTCTCGTTCAACCACCATGTTTTGCCGGCGTTGGTCTGCGCCAGCCCGCTCGGCTGTGCGATGTCGCGCACCGAGACCGGCGACGACGGATTCGAAACCACGTTGAGCAGCTCCGCCGGCGTCCCGTTCTCGAACAGCGTGCCGTTGACGATGAACGGCGCGCCGCCGTTGATCGTCAGATAGGCATTGCCCGCGGCGCCGCTGGTGAGCTGGCCGCCGTTGATGACGATCGGCGCCGGCGCGCCCTGGGAATAGACGGCCGCGATCTGATTCGGCGCGGAGTCCTCGACGTCGAGGATCGGGCTGTCGAGCAGCGCCTGGCCCTGGATGAAATAGAGCGGCGCGAATCCGTAACCGCGATCGGTGAAATCCGGCATTATATAGTGTCCGGCGCCGGTTATCTGGCCGATGCAGGCGTACTGGCCGTCACACTGTATATGATCGTAGAGGTTGTCGTTGGACGCGTTGCCGAAGATGAACCCGACGCTGGTTTTCGCGCCGGGCACGATGCCGCAAAATACGCGCCGGATCGTAATCTGAAAGTCGTTGTTCGCAAGGTTGACGCAGGTGCGGCCCGCGCTCCCCATCCACACGTTCTCGATCGTCGAGTTGATCGTCCACGTCGCCCAGATGCCGTTATCGGCAAGTTGAAGATTGCCGATGTAGCCGGGATTGACCTCCGCCGCGCCATTGCTGGTTTCGATCGGTATGAACACGTTGGTCTGATTGGCCCACAGGCCCTCGATCGTGCCGGTCGGCGTGCCGGTCGGGAAATTCTCCAGGAACACCGTGTTGCCGTCGCTGCTGAATTTCGCGGTGGGCGGCGTGAAGCTGGCGGTGTAACGCGCGACGTTCGAGATGCGCAGCGAGTCGAAAAACCCCGGCGCGGTCGGGTTGCCGAATCCGTCGCTCACGCCCGGATAGATGCTCGCGCCCTGGCTCGCCAGCATGAAGCTCGCGAACGGACCGACGTTCCAGCTGCCGGATGCCGCCGTCGTCTGCGCCAGTTGTCCGTCGACGAAGGTGCGCACGCTCGAACCGTCATAGGTGAGCGCGATGTGATGGATGCGGTTGAGCGCGACCGTGTTCGCGGCGGCGTTGAACGAGCTTGCGTTCTGCGCGCCGCCGATCTCCCATCCGGTCTGCAGGCATGGGCCGCTGCAACTCCCGTTCGCGCCTTGCAGACCAAACCACAGCTGCCGCTGGTTTCCATTTCCGTCCGGCGCGCCCTGCGTGATCGATATTATCCAGTTGGTATTGCTGCCCGGATTGGAGAACGGCTCGAAATAGAATTCAACCGTGAACTGGGATAGTCCGTTGAGCACGCCCTCGAGGTTGGCCGGATTCATGATCTCCATGGTCGCATTGTTCGAGCCATAACCCGCGCCGTTGAAGAACTCGGGATCGGCGCTGTCCAGGCTGCCGCCCGCGCCGCTCGCGATTGCCGCCATCCCGCCGGTGGTCGCCAGCGCCCAGGTGCAGCTCCCGTCCGCGACCGTGTTCGGCTGCGTGGTGGGCCAGTTCGGATGCGCGCCGCTGCCCGAGGTGCAGGCCGCCGCTTCCTGCACTTCGATATTGCCGTTGGAGTCGCGGATGTCCTGCCATTGGGCGTAATTGTGCGAGGCCTGCCAGGTCACACCGATGCTGGTCGTCAGCGGCGGCTTCCAGCCGCTCTCCGCCGCCTGCGCCACGATCGTCGGTCCGAAGAAGTTCTGGCTGATCGCGCTCTGCTGCCATCCCGCGCCGGTGAACCTGATGTTGCAATCGATCAGCAGCGGCGAAGTGATCTTGTAGCTGAGCCCGCCCGGCGTGGCGGGCAGATACACCTCGGGGTGCTTGCCGGCCGAGGCGCATCCGGCGTTGATTGCCGCCTGAATGGCCGCGGTGTCGTCGGTTACGCCGTCGCCCCTGGCCAGGTAGGGCGGCGCCTTCACGTTGATCTGGCCGTTCACGTGGCCGGCCAGATTCGCCTGCTCGTCGATCGCCGTGAACGGCGCGGCGCTGCCGTTGCCGACCTGCACGCCGGTGCCCGGCGCCAAAAGCTCGCGATTCTGCGCATCGCCGCTGCGCTGCGCGCGCACGCCGGCCGCGCTCACGATATTGTGTCCGTTCGCGTTCAAGTCCTGCTCCAGCGGCCCGGATGCGCAGCTCCACGCTCCGCGCGCGCCGCGCGCCCACGCCCCCGCGCCGCCGCTCGTGCAGGGTGCGGTCGCCTGACAGTCCTTGCACCACAGCAGCAGCCCGTCCTGCTCGGCGGGCAGGCTTGCAAACGGCAGGTTCACGAATTGCGGCGAGATCGCGGCCGCGCCCGAGAAGCGCTGATTGATCGCCTGGCGAAAATTGAAGCCTGCCCCGATGCCGGTGAAATTGGGAATCGGCTGATACTGCGCCGCCGCCGCTCCGCCCATCGCCGCTGTGATAAGGAGTCCGCCGAGAACGAGCTTCACACCCGATTTATGCATAGTGCGTAACCGTCAGAACCCGATTGCCAGCCAGGAAAATCCATTGCTCTGTTCGCTCGCCAGTCCCGCCCGCTGCATCAGCGTGCCGGGAACGTCGAGCACGAAGGTCGCCCCGGTGACGTTATAACTGACCACCGATGCCGCGGTATTGCCGCCGGCCGTCGCGTAGTACACGTTGGTGGCCAGCGGCGGAACCAGGATCGCATTCGGAAACGGTATCGGCCAGGTTACGATGAATTGCTGGTCAACCGGAATCGCCTGCTCCGACAGCGCATAGTAACCCCATTGTATAATCGCCACCGCCGCTCCCCGGCTCACGTCGGTCAGCGGAATTTTCAGATAGCCCGCGGTCTTCAGCGAGCCGGTGAACCCGGCCGCGAACGCCTGCAGCGCCGCGATATTCGCGATGTTTGTATTCTGGCGCCCGTAGAGGAACGCAGTGCGGTTGGCCAGCTGCTGATGCGGCTCATTGCTCACTCCGAGGCCGCCGAAACTCGCCCCCGCACCCGCGCCCTCGACTGCGTCGGTCTGCTGAATCTCGTAAATCTCGTTCGCAGTGTACTCGGGACTGTCAATCAAAGTTGCCATCGCCCGACCTCACTCCGGCCTCAGAAAGTGAATGTCCACGTGCCCTGGTAATCCGCCGCGCCATTGAAGGCGAAGGCCGGCACCACCGCGTGCGCGAGCATCGGCCCGGGCGCCGTATGCATCGCGACCAGCGTCCACACCGCGGTGCCGTCGTTCACGGCCACGCCAACCGTGCTCGGCCACGTCGGCGCCGCCGCGCCGCTGGTGCCGGCGGTGGTGCAGCGCTGCACGTTGCCGTTCGCGTCGACGATCAGCGCGCCCGCCGCGTACGGCGTACTCGGCGCCCACAACGGGTTTGCCGTGCCGACCGCGGCCGGCAGCGCGACCGATGAGCCGTTGGCGAACAGCCCGACCTCCTGCACCGTAATCCCGAGCGCGCCGTAATCAGCCGCGGACGACAGCGCGTAGGCGAACTGAACGCTGCCCGCGTTGGGAAAACTGTGCGCGCCCACCGCATTGTAGTATTTCGGCGCCAGGCTCAGGTCGGTGTCGTTGACGGTCGGCCCCGTGCCGCCCGAGCCGAAGCCGATCGCGAGCGCGTACTGGCCGGCGGTCACGCCGGCCATCAGGTTCGCCAGCGCGGGCAGCCCGGCGTTGACGAACAGGTTGCGCGTCTCGCACAGCAGCGCGCCGCGCTTGAAGATTCTCACTATCCCTTGTGGACGTCTCATCATTGCTCTATCCATTTGCTGAAATTGCTATACCGTTGGCGACCACGCCGGAGTCGGCCAACGCTCGCTGAGTAATGCCGTAAGTAATGCCGATATGGTAATAATGCCGATTATACAGAGGGTGAATCGTTCGCTGATCCGACAGCGGCGGGATCGTAGCCACAATCACGTCTGCCGGCGCCGGCACCGCATCGACCGCGCCGGTGAAATCGCCCGGCGCGGGCGCCGGATCGACGATCCCCGACGCCTCGAACTGCAGCGCATCGAGCCAGCTCCGCACCGGCTTGAAAAAATTCACCGCCGCGATGATCCGCGCCGCATCCGTGTCGCCGACCGTCTGTCCCGCCGCCGGTTTGACTATCACGCGAAACACCGCCCAGCCCTCGGACTGCGGCCACGCCGAGCCGCCCCAGCTCGCCTGACCCTCGATGAAGCTGACGTCGCTCCAGCCGAGCGCGGCGAGCGCCTGCCGGATCGCCGACGGGGTGCCGCGCACCCGATGAAGCGGAATCGCCGCCTGCAGCAGCGCGCGCCACGAATCGAAATCCGTCGGACCGGCGCTGCCCGACGATGACAGCAGCGTGTCGATGTCGGTGAGCGCGTCGATATCGGTCAGCGCGTCGATGCTCTCGCCCGAGGTGCCGGCGGCGAGTTGCCATTGCGGATCCAGCATGTCGAACTGCCAGGCAAGAAAAATCAACGCCGAATCGGGCGCCGACGCGAGCCGATAAACCAGCAGCGGCGTCAGGTCGAGCGCGCCGAGCCGTTCGATCAGCGTCAGCAGCGACCGCGACCGCAGATCGTCGACGGACGGCGGTATTTGCAGTTGCACCATCAGCGGTTATCGGAGGACCGGGTCTGCGCGGCCCTGTTCATCATGAATGCTCGGTCGCGGTCGCCTGCGCCAGCGCGATCGCGGTGCAGTTGGCCCACTGTCCGGCGCCGAGTGTCGTATACGCGGGCTGCGTGAGCACGACCTGGTACACGCCCGGCACCGAGAGCGCGGCGATGAATTCGCTCGGCACGATGTCGCGCTGAATGCGCGAGGCGAGGTTGAGCGCCATTCCCTGCGCCGCCGCGTTGACCGCCGCCATGGTCGTCACCGGCTCGGCGTCCGCGAAGAGCGTGACCGTGCCCGCAATCTGGTAATCGACTTCGCTCACCGCCAGTGCTTGCACCGTGTCGGTAAGCGGGCGCACGTTGTCGGCGTTGAGCGCCGCCGCCACCCTCGCCAGCAGCGCCGAATTGGCCACGCCCGCGCTGTTCGGCGACGCCGCCGGCTGCACCGCGATCGGCCCGGTCAGCACGTACACCTGAACCGTGCCGGGCGCCGGCGAGACTACGCTCACGTCGATGATCGACGGGTCCACGCCCAGGGCGAAGAAGCGATAGGCGCCTGCGGGACCGGCGACGCTGAACTGGTTGGGTGCGGCCTGGATGCGCGCGCGCAGGTGATCGTCGGTCTCGGGCGCCGACCCGCCGCCGGTCGTAGTCGTGTTGCTGACCGACGCGATCAGCACGTTGGGATTGAGCAGCACGTTCACCTGTCCCGCCAGGTAGCCGTTGGCCTCGGGGCCGGGAGCGGTGCAGGTCGCGGTCACGCTCGCATTCACCGCGCCCGCGGGCACGATCAGATCGGTATTGGTCGCGAACACGAACTGACCGTCGGCGGTGCCGGCCTGCGTGCCCGCGGCGATCGTATAGGGCAAGGTGAGCGCATTCTGCAGCGTGAACTGCAGCGTCGTCACCGCGCCCTGCGCGCCCAGCCGCGACACCCCGACCAGTTGTCCCAGGTAGTCGATCATCGGAAACACCGCGAACGCGAGCAGATTCTGCTGACCGGCGTACTGGATGGCGTTGCGCACCAGCGACTCGCGGTAGGCGTACAGGTTGATCAGCAGCCGCTCGACCTGCGCCGGCTGCAGCGTGCGCCCGGCGGCGGTCTGAAAAGCCGCGACCATGTCCGCCAGGATCAGGTTCGGATTTAGGCCGTCGGCGTCGTTGACGAACACCGGCGGCGGCAGATTGGTTATCGCGCCTCCCATTGATCCCGCTTTCCTTCCGGCACGTCGTCCTCCGTCACAGCCGCTGGCCCGGCGAGCCCGCCGGCGCCAGCGCCACGCTCGTGGTCTGAACCGGAGCCGGCGTTCCGAGATTGAGCTGCCATGCGACGGTCACCTCGAGGTGCGCTCCGGCCTGGACCGCGGCGGCGGCGAGCGGCGCCACGGTCACGTTAAGCACCTTCACCCGCGGCTCCCATTGAGTAATCGACCGGGTAACTTCGCCCACCACCGCGGGACGCGCCTGATGGATTGGCGCATCGATATACTTCCAAATATCGGTGCCGAAAGTGGGCCGCAGCACGTCCGTGCCCTTGGGCGTGGTAAGGATGATCTTGATACACTGATCGACGTCGCTCACGCCGGCCACCACACTCCCTATTCCCGAGCCCGGCTGGCTCGGACTATCGAGCATCAGTGACCAGTCCGCCGACTTGATATCGGCCAGTGTAATCGCGCCCGCCGGCATTTTACTTCTCGCTGCTCCGCGGGAACTACGACATCTGCTGCGCCGGCGGCGCGCTGGTACCGCCCTGCGGATCGGCATGCGTATGACCGTTATAGGTATTGATCATCGCGTCCACCGAATCGCTGTGCGCGGAGGTTACAAGATTGATGCCGCCGGCCGCCTGCAGCGAAAGATTGCCGTCGGCGTCGATCGCGATCGTCGCGCCGTTCGCCTTCAGGCTCATCGTCGCGCCGGCCGGCAGCTGCACCGCGAGCGCGTGCGCGGCGCGATCGTACTCGAACGTCGCACCGTCCTTGAACGACCAATGGCACTTGTCGGCGCCGGCGGCCGGCGGCGTATCCACGGTCGAGTATATGGAGCCGAGCACGGCGCCGGCTTCGTCGTGCTCGTCCATGATGCAGACGACCTGCTCGCCGAGATCGGGAATCCAGTAGTTCTTGTCGTTCTGGGTCTTGCAGAACAGGATCGGCAGCCAGTACGAAAGCATCTGGTCGCGATCCGGGAAGACCACCCGGACGCGGGCGGTGTCGATGTCCTGCTGCCTGACGATTCCTACGCGAAACATCCGCAATCTTCCTTCCGCGATCGCTCGCCGACGACCGCCGCTTCGGCCACAATCACGACACGCGCCGCAAATCGGCCTCGCTGACGTAGCCGCGCTCGCGCTCGAGCCGATGCGCGGCGCGCTCGACGAGGTAGTTTCCATCCATCGCGCCCCATCCCGACAATGCGGCCACGTTGCCCGCGACCAGGCGCACCGTGCCCGGCGCAACCACGCGGCCCGTCACCAGCAGACGATTGGCCTCGTGCAGGATGGCCACGGCCCGCGCCAGCGCTTGCTGCCCGTTCTCGCAGCGCGCCACCAGCTTGAGAGTGTCGCCGGATGCGACCGCCGGCGCCGCGCTCGCGGTCTGCGCGTAAAGCTGCTTGGTCAGCGAATCGAAATACGCGGTCTGCGCCTGCTGGTATATCGATTGCGTGCGCGCGACGAAGGCGAAGCGTTCGACCTCCGCGCGCGTGAGCGTTAATGCCGCGGCCTGCGCCTCCAGGTCCGCGCGCGCGTAAAAGATCAACTGCGTCCCGCGAACCGTAAAATCATAATTATGCTCCCGCGCCAGCCGGCGCAGGAACTCGACATCGGTTTCCTGCTTCTGCGTGATCCGATCATAAACGGCATCCAGCGGCGCGGCGGCGCCGACCACGCTCATACCGTGGCGCGCGGCGACAACGCCCGCGATTTCGAGCACCGTCTGGTTTTCGTAGCCGAAGCTGTTGCGGGTGCGCAGCGACGGCGTGATCCAGGCGGGCAGACAGCGCAGATGAAACACGTCGGGCGGCCCCTCGAGCTCGAGATCGTCCACCTGAAAGTCCCCGCACGGGAGCAGCGGCTCTCCGGCGTAGCCAATCAGCAGGCTCACCGCGTCGCCTTGGGCGGGCAGCCACGGCCCCTGCCAGCGCCGATCGCGATCTTCCAGCTCTACCTCCAGCTCCCCCGAGGATCCGCCGAGTTCATCGACGTACCTGATCGACCGGACCATTTCCGATATGTCGGTGGTTATATTCACCCCCTGATATGTGAGTATCCATCGCGGGGTGCGCACCGGATATGCAATTGCAGTTGCCATGGATCAAACGGGCGCCTCTGCCGATGACGGGAAATCGCGCGCTGCCGGAGCTGCGCTCATGCACGTGGACTGGAGATCGTCTTCCAGGGAGGCAGGTCCGTGGTCAGCAGGTTCTGCTGTTGAATAATCGGAATAGCCAGAACAATTCCGGCCTCGAATACCGGCTCTATCGGAACACCGGGGTTCGCCATGATGATGTACCCATAGGCGGTCGCGTCGCCATAGTATCGCCAGGCCAGCAGATCCCATCGTTCGCCGGCATAGGTGGTATGACTCACGAACTGCGACGCGCTCATTGCGGCGCCCTCACGATTGAACCCGCCGGCACATCGGCGAATGACAGACTGGTTCCCGTCGCGCCGGTGGGCAGCGGATTATCCACCAGCGGCGACACGCCGGGCTGGTTGAAAGTCGGCGCCAGGTAGGCCGCCGCCCCCGCGGCCCCGGCCGCGATCGGCGAGACGTAGTCGACCGCTACCGGCGCGAGGCCGAGCGGGACGAAGGCGGGTATCGGCGGCGCGCCCGGATCCGACTCCGCGCCCGCTACCCATTCGCGAAGCACGGTGCGCGCCCGGATCGCGATCGGCGCCGCGTCGGCAGCAAGCTGAATCGCGCTGGTGGCGATCGACTCGACCACAAAAAAACCGCGCACCACTCCGTTGCCGAGCACCAGCGCGCGCGCCTGATGGTCGGCGCCGGCGGCGAGCAGCGCCGCCAGTTGCGCCGAGGGATTCGTCATCGAAGCATGGAACAGCATCGTGAGCGTGATCGTCTCGAGGTCGGCGGCCAGCCATTGCAGCCTTGGCCGCGCTTCGACCACGCGATGCTCCGCGTATTCGAAGCGTCGAACCGACTCCAGCATCTCCGGAGAGTCGATCACTTGAAACTGAATGTCGCCGAGTAGCGCGAACATGACCATCGCCCGCGATGTTATAGGCCGGCGCCCGCAGCGGCCCCGAATTGCATGCGCCGGCGGCGCACGGTCTCGCGCGCCAGCGCTTCGTAAAGCTCGCGCGCGTGACGCTCGAGAATCGCCAGCACGCGCTGTCTGAGGTCTGCCTGGTCGGCCGGCCCGTCCGCATGAATAACCAGATCGGGCGCATAGTTGATTACTATCGGCGCAGTCTGCGTATTCCCGGCGAAGGCCCCGGCGCCGAACGAGTGACGAACCGACGGCATGCCGTCGCCACCTGCGGTAGTCGGGCGCAGGAACGCCGCCGCGCGCGCGCCGGCCGCCGCCGCTCCGACCGTCGCGCGCGTCCGCGCCGACTGGACAAGCGCGACCGCGCGCTCCGATGCGTGCGCGCCAGGACCGGCGCTGTTCGGGACCAGGCGCGCATTAGCAAGTCCCAAGCTAATCGTCCGGGCGAGCGCACCGCCGCCATCGCCGGCTCGCAATGCGGCCGGCTGCCGCAGCAGCAGGGATGCGCCCGCGGCGCTGTTGGCGCCCCGCACGGGCCGCGCGGCACGAGAGCCGGAGCGATGAATGCCGAGGCGTGGATGAGATGCGAGCCGCGTCGCGCCCGAGGCGGCGCTCCGCAGCGAGCGCATTGGTTCGCCGGATGCCGAAGCCGAGAACCTGCGGACCGCGCTCGCGAACAGATCGCAGGCGAGATTGAAGGCGCGTGCGGTGATCGCAGGCACTGCGTTGACCATTGCGAACGCGGGCCCTCGACGGCCTGCGCGCGCCGGTATGCGCGCGCCAGCCGCCGAAAGACCGGGATTCGAAATCGAACGGCGAATCAAGCCGCCGCTCGGCGTGATGCGCCACGTCATGTCGGCCGGCGCAGACTCTGACGCGTGGTCTGGCAAACCGGCGTGCCCGCCAGAGGAATTTGCGAGCGCCGCGGACCGCTCTGTCCTGTAATCAACGCCAGGGACTCGTCGCGGTCCGGTCCCTGCGGCGTTCATCGCCGCCTTGAACCGAGCGTTCGGGCCGCCTGCGTCTCGAAGTGGTTCGACGAAATATGCAGCCGCGCCGCCGCGGGCAAGAACGCCTCCCAGCCGGGATAGCCTATTGACCAGCGCCGAACTGAATATCGCAGCTGACGCCGGCCCGCTGTCATCCGCGCGTTGACCCACTACCGCGTCCGCCGCCTCGGACATCAATGATCGAGTTCGCGGCGTCGCCAATGCACGGATCATCCGAATCGCGCGGCCGAACCGTCCCAGCATCACCGTCGCCCGGTGCAGGCTGGACATGGCGTTGCGCGAATCGAGATGGGCTGCGGCCGAATTGCGATTGGTCATGACTTTAACCGGTCGATATCCCGCGGCAGGCCGCGAGCGATCAGCTTGCGCGTCCTGTCTCTGTCGTTGACGGTTCCGCGTCACGTATGTAATCCCTGACTGCCGACAGCCAGTAGGCGATCTCTTCCAATTCCATCTCCGCTAGTTCTCCGATGCCGAAGCCGAAGCGGACGAGGCCTGCGAAGCCGCCGGCGCTGGGAAGGCCGGCGCCGGCTCGGGAAAATTTGCGCCCGTCACCTCGGCCTGCAGCACCAGCACGTCGGCCAAGTCCATCTCGACCACGTCCTCGTACACGACGGGCGCGCCGTCGATCAGCGCGAGCTCGGCGATGAGCGCGAAGATCACGGCGCTCGGTTCCGGATCGCCCGCGACCGCCCGCTGCGCGCGCATCAGGTCGCGGCCTTTGCCCGGCCGAATGCTGGCCTTTCTGCCCGAAGGTAGCGCGAGGCTCCGCGACTGCATACCGGGTTGGGACGATTCGTTTACCTGTTTATTATGCATTGCTTATTCCGGGCTTCGAGTACGGCAACAATTGCCTATTGCGCGCGGCTCCGCATCGAACGCTCGTCCATTACTCAGCCGCCGAGATTGGCGCGAAACGTGCCCAGCTGATCCACGCCGTTGACCACATATATGTTTGCGAGGACATCGAAGAGAAAGATCTGGCTGCCGCCGATATATAATTCCGAATGATAGACGGATATCACCGAAGTGGTATCCACACCCTCGTGCAGCTTGAAACTCATCGAGCCGGCGTCCTTGAACACGCCGGTCATCAGGTAAACCAGCGGCTGCTGCTGCGTGCGCCCCTGGCTGGTGTAGGTCTCGAGATTGCCGCGCACCTGGAAGTAATGGGCGGTGAAAGGACTGTTGAGCACAGCCTCGGCTTCGGGGTAGATCGACGCCCATTTGATCCTGGCTTCGAGCTTGTCGACCCCGGCCCAGAACTCGGCCGTGCCGGCCATGCCGAGTCCCTTGTGGTCGACCATCTTGTGCCTGGGCTTCGCGACCTCGATCTCTTCGGCACGGCCGAGCAGGCCGATACCGTCGAGATACACATTCGCGTTGGTGATGCGATTTACGGCCAGATTTGCCATTGCGATGAGCCTCTTCGGATCGGCGCGCGCCTGCGTGCCGACCCTCTCCTGTTATGCTTCAGGCGTTGAGCGTGACCGCGGTCAGCGCGTTGGTGTTGCCAAGCCCGCTGAGCAGCGTCGTGTCGATATAGACATTGAAGGTCAGGCGCTCGGCCGGCGGCGGCGGCATCACGTCGACGTCGAACACCAGCTGGCCCGCCGCGATCTGATTCGGCGGATTCTCCGCCGGATTGTAGCTTGCCGAGCCGGCCACCAGCGCGCCCCGTCCGATCAGACTGCGGATGAACGCATTGACGCTGGCCAGGATGGCCGAGATCAGCGCATTCGTGATCGGTTGGTCGATGAACTGGAGCATCGCCAGTTCCACCGATTCTTCGATCACATCCATGGTCCGGCGGATGCTGATGAAGTTGTTGGGCGTCGTCACCGCGGGATATGCGGCTGAGCGGTTGCCCCACACGCGCGGGCCGGTGCCGAAGGCGTTGAACACCGTGAGAATGCCCTCGGAGTTGAGATTATTGACGTCGCTCGCCGCGTCGAGCACGGATGCGTATAGCGTCACGTCGGGGCCCAGGATGCCGTTGATTGCAGTATTCGAGGGCGACCACCAGTAGCCCTGCTGCAGGTCCTTGGCGGCGATCGTGCCCGCCACCCATTGAGAATAAGGGCCCACGGCCACGCTGTTGGCGGCGTTCTGCACCGGCGTGCCGGCGGAGTTGAGCGTTACCGCGGTCGGCACCAGGCCCAGGTCGGAGAAGCGCGCCTGCGGATAGCACAGCACCGCGCGATCCGAGCTGGTGTCGAACACGTTGCCGGCGGCGCCGCGGTTGGCGATCACCGTCGCCGGCGAAGTCGATGGCGGAGAATCGATCAGTGCGATCGCGCGAATGCTCGAGGCCGTGGCGAGCAGCGCGGCGGCGGTCGCCGCGTTCTGCGAGTAGCCCGGGGCGATCAGGATCTTGGGAAAGAATCCCATCGTGCCGTAAGTCGTGCGCAGCGCCTGGATTCCGGTGTAGCTCGTCCCGGTGACCGCGCCGACGATATCGCTGTCCTGGATCCTGCCCGGATCCGCGTAGCTGAACGAAACGCTCAGCGCTTCGCCGGCGGTAATCGCGCCGCCCGACTTCTGCGTGATCACCCCGTTGACGGCGTCGAGCGTATAGTCAGTGCCGTTGATATAAGTAGTCGAGCCGGCGCTGTTCCTGACTATCACGTCCCAGACGCCCATGTGCCCGAGGTTGAGCGCCTGCGGACCCGACGCCGGCATCGCCATCGCCTGCGCCGCGACCGCGGTGTAGTGAACGTACGGATTGAACACGTCGACTACAATGACCTGCCCCGCGCCCTGCGCCTGAATCGCGGCGAGCGCATAGGGGATGCTGTAACCCTGCATCAGCGGGCCGAACGCGGCGGCTGAGCCGGCGATATTCGGGTTGGCGGTGAAGTTCACCAGGGTCGGCGTCTGCATCAGCGTCCCGGCAATCGTCACCAGCTTCCACACCGCGGTGCCGTCGTTGGTCGTGGCGTCGAGCGCTGTCGCCCATGACGGAGCCGCCGCGCCGGTGGTGCCGGCGGTCAGGCATTGCTGGATGTTGCCGTTGGGATCGACGACTTGCTGGCCCGCGGCGACGATGCTGTTGGGCTGCCACAATGGCTGTGCGCCGACCGCGGCCCATCGCGGCGCCGAGCCGACCAGGCCGATGACGGCCGATTTGACCACCGTGACCGGCACGGGACCGGTCGCGATTTCGAGCGTTTCAATTCCGTGAAGAAAGCTGGCTGGCATTTTGATTCACCTTCTTTGCGTGCCCGCGAAAATTCGCCGCTCGCGCATCAGTTGCTGGGAGCGGTCGGCGACGAAGATCCGCCCGCGATAGCGACCACGCTGTCCGCATAGGTGTAGGCAATGACGATCGTGGCGCCGGATGGGATCGTCCCGGTCGCGACGCGCGCCACGATTCCGTTGACCGCGTCGAGCGCATAGTCAGTTCCGGCGACATATGCATTGCCGCCGCCCTGCGGAGTAATCGCGAGGCTGACTATGTTTCCGACCGGGAGCTGAATCAGGTCCTGCGCGTTGAACGTATAGGCGGAGGCCGCGGCTTCGAATGAGGTTTGGCCGCCCTCCTCGAGCGCCACTCCCCTGACCAGGACCGGGAAGTTCGGCACGCTCGCGCCCTCCATCGCGATCGTGTCGAGCGCGTACAGCGTCGACCAGGTCCATGCGCCGCCCTGCGCGTCGCGGCCCGCAAACTGCTCGCGCAGCGGGAACATCTTGCGGCATCCCGGCACCGTGAAGCCGGTGAGCGCGGCGCGCACCGCCTCGAGCAATGCGTACGCGCCCGGGCTCGGCCCCGCCGCGTCGGCGCCGAAGGCCCATCCGAGATCCCGCACCAGCAGGCTCACCTCGAACTCGAGCCGGCGCGTCTGCACCACCGCGTCCGTGTCGATCAGCGCGCCGAAGGTCGATCCCCGCCAGGCGACCAGCGCCGCGCCGATACGATGGGTCAGGCGGTACGCGGCCGGCTTGTCGGGAAACCGGACCACCTCGATCGCCGCCACCTGCGAGCGCAACTGCGCCGCGATCGCCGACTCCAGCGTCGCGATATCGACCGGGGTGGGCGGGGTGAAAACCTGGCCCGCCCAGGGGCTGTCGAGCATCACGCCCATGGTCAGAACCCCTTGAGGCTTCCGCGGCTGAAAACGCGCTGCGGCAGCACGCCCGAGCGGTCGCCGCCCGCGTCGGTGAGCACCGCGCCGGCGGCCGCGCCCGGCTCCTGGTTGTCCTGCGCGAGCCCGAGCGTGAGCGTGCCGTCGGCGACTCGAACCAGCATCGCCAGCGCGTCTTCGTAGCGTCTGCGCGCCTCGGCGAGGTCGTGCAGCGGGCGCAGCGCCTGCATCCGGTACATTGCGATGTCGCACGTCAGGCGCGTGAGCACGGCCGGCGCGTCGCCGAGCGGCAGCGTGAAGCGGCTTTCCAGGTAGCCGTCGATCTCGGCCGAGGCGTCGGCCAGCGCCTGCGCCAGCACGTCCTGGTTGACCGCGGTCTCGGTCGGATCCTCGTTGGTGAGCTGCACGAGATCGCGATTCGGATAGCGTGCGATCATGTCCGAGGGCTGCGCATAAACCATCTGCGGTCACATCCTTGTTGCTGACCCGGCCCGTTCGCTGGTGGGCGGCCCGGAACGGCGCCTTGCGGCCGCCGCTCCGGGCTCGCGTCGGGAGGAGGGGCTAGGCGAGATATTCGCTGACGATCAGATCGGCGGAATTGCGCCAGATGTTGGTGGTGGGCACCGCCGCGCTGGCGCCCGCGCCGACCATGAACTCCGAATTGAGCAACTGGCGCGCGACCTCCTCGAGCGCGGGCGGCACCAGCAGGTAGAGGCCCTTGCGGCTCGACAGCGCGCCGAACGGCAGGCCGCCGTCGGTCTTGATCGAGCGCATCGCCGCGCGCGCCGCGCCGTAGTTCGCCGGATCGCTCAGATCGGTGTTGCTCGCGTAACAGAGCTGCCACAGTCCCACGCCGGTGTTGGCGCGGCCGTCCACGCCGTAGCGGAATTCGCGCCGGTTGAACACGGCCTCGTCGGTCAGCGTATTCATCCTCGTGACCGCGTACTCGCGCCGGAGCTGAAAGATGAACGGCCGGATCGGCCGCGACGCGTCGATCAGGAACCAGTATGGACCGCTGCCGCTGCTGTTGACGTTGGCCACCTCGGTCTGCGGATTGCCCATCGCGCCCACCGGATGCGTCGCCGAGAAAAACGGCTGGCCGTCATAGGCGGTCACCGACGAGGGCGTGTTCACCGCCGACTTGATCATCGCGAACAGCAGCGAGTCGGGATGCACCTTGGTGTCCCAGCCGAGCTGCTCGATCACCGGCTCATACACGCCGTAGGTATCGTCTTCGATGTCGTTGCGGTCGATGCCGACGGTGTCCTCGAAATTGCGGTTGACGATGGTGTAGGCGTGGGCCTCGAGCGCCTGCACCACGCGGCTGCCGAGCCATTCGCGAAAGCGCGTGGTGCGGCCGAGCCAGGGATAGGTGGTCTGGCGCGATCCCGAGCGCACGATCGAGGCGATCTGCTCGTAGTAGCTGGGCGGAGTTTCAAAGCCGCGCTGAAAGATGACGTCGAAGCCGGTGAACAGAGCGTTGAGATTTGCTGCGGTGATTTCCATCGTTGCTTCCGTATGCGCTCGCGGCATGGGCGCGCGAGCGGCTGCGAGATCGTGACGCGCGCTTCAGGCTGCGAGCGCCGACTGGCGCCAGAAATCCACCCAGACCTGGCCGCTCGAATCGAGATTGACGACGCTACCGGCGACGCTGCGCGTCGGCGCGCCCCAGTTGTACGAAACCAGCACGGTCGCAGCGGCGGCGATCGCGCCGCCGCTCGGCGGCAGCAGGATCAGGCCCGCCTGGTAGTCCACCAGGTAATCGGTGCCCTCGGTGTAGGTGGTGCCGGCCGGCGACGAGGTCACCACCACCCTGGACACGTTCTCGTGCCCGAGGCTGACGATCTGCGCGCTGGTCGCGGCGGGAAACGTGTGCGATTGGGCGCTGACCGCGGTCGCGCCGGAGCCGTCGCTCAGCGAAACCGAGTTGTCGTCCACGGCGAAGCACAGCATTCCGACCTGCGGCTGCGCGATCGAGGCGTCGTTCACGGCGTAGAGAAACACGCCGCGCGCACAGACGACCGAGATCGCACCGGCCGCGCCCGCGGGCGTGTTGGTGCCGGGAATCATTGCCGAAGATTGATTGACCGCGTCCTGGCCCGGAGAACCGAGGTGGGTGCGTTCGGCGCGGCCCACGATGCGCAAGCCCGGAGTCGACGATGCGGGCACCGCGTTGCCGTTGGCGTTGAGCGCGACCATCGACCCCAGGTACACGGTGGTATTGGCCTCGACCGGGTAGATTTGCGTGCGCCCGTGATCGGCCATCTCGGGCGTATTGCGAGAGCTGCTTAGGGCCGCCATTTCTTCACCTCGTCGGAATCCTGTTGTGCGAGCCGTTCGCCGCGCGCTTCGGGCTAATCGTTGCCGCGGCCGGGCCGCAGAAAATCACTTCGACCGGATCGCTTGCGCGCCAGGTAATCCTGCGGGTCGAGCCCCAGCTGCGCGCATATCGCGGTCTCGGTGGAAGTGAGCGCCATCCTGGTTGAGCGAGCCGCCGGCGCGGGCGCAAAGGCGCTCGTCGCGCCTTCCTGGTTCGCGCCGAAGGCAGCCGGCTGGCGCGCGACAAACGCGGCGAATCCGTTGGGATCCGCCTGGCAGTAGGCGATCGCCCACTCGCGCTGCGCCGGGATCAGTTTGCCGGCGCGAATCGCGTCTTCCACCGCACGCTCGGCGCGTTCGCGCCCGCGCTCGGCGCGAAGCTGATTAAGCTCGCCCAGTACGCGCTGGAACTGCGCGACCGCGACGAAACGCGCCGGGTTGGCGCCGGCGCCCGTCGCATCCGCGCCTTGATGACCGGCATCGACGCGGTCGTCGTCCCGCAGACTGTCGTCATCGTCATCCTCGTCGTCATCCTCGCCGTCATCGCGAGTGAAACGACGCGCATCGTCGTAGAGCGCGCGCACCGCCGCCAGCACCTCGGCCGGCGCGGCGTCATGGTTGAGCCCGAGCATCTCGCGCAATTCTTCGAGCAAGGTGTCCATCGCGTCGTCCCCTTCTCCGAGGTCTGCGCGGGCGGTGCCGCGCGCGCGCGGCGCATTGGTCCGCGGCTCGCCCGAGCGCGCCGAGATAGCGGTCAGATAAAGATTCGGATTGTTCGTCAGGCCCGCGCGCAACAGCCGGGTAACCGTGCCGTCGGACGCGTACTGGAATACGGGCGAGAGATAGCGGTACTCGCGCGAGGTGATCGCGGCCGCGCCATGCGGTGTCCATTCGACGCGGCCCCACAGCGCGCCCGCGCGCTCGGCTAAGTCGCGAATCCATCCGGCGGCCGGCGCGGGCCGGCCCTTGGGCGCGGCGAAGTCGGTCGCATGGTCGTAATCGATCGGCACGCCGGCGGCGAGCCCGAGCGCCCGGGTCGCGGCGATCACCTGCGCCGGGCTCGTGAGGCGAAACGGGCCGCGGCCGTCGCGGCCGCTGAACTCGCCCGCCGGAATCAGCATCACCCACTCGGGCGCCTCGTCCCGGGCGAGCGCGGCGTCTTCGATCGCGGTGCCGTGCACGGCGAGCGGGCCGCTGCGTTCGAGATCGGCGAGGCTCATGAAATGCGTCGCGTCCAT